CCTTGTTGTTGGAGAACAACGGTCTTTCCCATATACAGTTCATACAAGGCAGAATCAGTTAAAATTCCACACTTAGCGATAATCCAAGTAGGTTCATCAGCTAAAATTGTATCATATTTCTTAAGTAGCCAGTGAATTAATTCACGACAAAACTTACGAAATGGTAAATCAGTCCACCCTGCGAGCAACATTGCTGTTGTACGTTGTAAAGTAGTGGCTGGAGTTCTCTTTTTATGTGGTGAATACAAAAGAGAAGTCATGAGTTTTGTTCTATCATAAACTGGTATTGCTTTACCATCCAGAAACACAGTATGTGCTGATAGAAAATCAAGCTCTTCAGGAGAGCGTGGTTCAAGGGAGTCAGTGGTCGTTGTAACACCAATCTGCTTCCAACATTCTATAACAGTTGAACCATTATAAAACTCATGAGCATAATCTGACACGGTCCAAGTGTTGTCGTCTCCAACAAGCGCCTTGGCAGTATTATCTTCGAACTCTGTGTAAGAGGTTTCGGCATTTGGACAATTTCTAATCCAAGCATAAGCCATCAATGTATATAAAACTAACGTATTATCATTAATGGTATTCATTGAGCCGGATGGATTTCCAGCTAACTTCATGACCATAATCCCTTCAGGTGTAATCACGAGTGTATTTATTAAGTTTCGATAGATCATTTTTAATCTAACGAGATTTTCTGGAGTTTGATCTTCTTCCCGCAACATTTTCCATCGCAGTTGAGCACAACCCCACATCATATATGCACGCAATGAAGAATCATATTCTGATTCATCAAGAGCATAGCCTTTTGTAAAGGCACTTAATTTATGGAACAAGCGGTTCCAATTTCCTTCGTAGGGACTCATACCCACAGCGGAGGAGGAACACAAATAACTTGCGTTCATCTTTTCATTCATATCTGCAAATAAACGATTTCCGTGTATCGTAATATCTGTAGCCATCGCCATAAAAGTTCGAATTTTATTCGCTTTTATTTTAACAGTAGGACGAATTTCTTCTTTCAAAGCACTCGTACTAGGACTTGTCCATAAAGGATCTGTCGCTAATCGCTCCCACTCATCATTTATCCATTCAACAAATGATGTATCAGTCTCCAACAACTCTCGTTTAGTTGCGTAAATCTGATTAAATGGTGCGCCTGAGCTAGTAGTTTTATCAAGACTATCAATCACTTCTTCAGCACTCCTTACGCGACTATCGCACATGTAAGGACCAAAATGTCGTTCTGTCCATTCCCAAGCTTTATTCATGTCACTAACCATATCGGGCGACATATAAAGTAGGTCTTTCTCATACTTCGACAGTGATTTATAATCGGCAGTTGGATTTGGAATAGGTAATCCCCAATCCGGTGATTCCTCAATTTTATTTTCATCTAGAAAACACTTCATTTGAGGATCAATTGACCGTTTATTTTTATATCTTGGGTTACGTTTAATTGACATAACCAGTGGAAAGTATTCTTCTTTCAAATATTGTTCGTGTAATTCCGGTAT